CAAATCCAAACTTTTCAACAAATATAAGTTTTACCACAGGAACAAAAACTTTAAGATTGACAAGCGATAGTTCCAACTCTCCTATACCTGGCGAGTTAGTTTCTCTTGCGGAAACCAACTTCTTTGCAGAGGGATTGATTGCCCAAAATCAAGATACTATTCTTTCAATAAGAAATACGGAAATTCAAAATGCTACCATTTCGGCATCAAGACCAATAACTCAAACCACAACTCAAGTTATTGATAGAACTCCACCACCACCTCCACCACCACCAGTATTTAACCCACCACCACAAGATCCATTCTCATTCCCCAATCCATCCGCATCTAATCCACCAGTTACTTTTGATTGGATTGCTCCATGGGTATTTGGATACGCAGATCCTTTGGCTCAAACATTCAAAATAGGAAATGATTCTGATAATGTTGGAAGGTACGTTACAAGCATTGATCTCTATTTCCAATCTAAGGATAATGTGCTGCCAGTAGAAATTCAACTCAGATCTGTTTCTTTAGGAACTCCAACATCAGAAATTTACCCTTTCAGTAAAGTTGTAGTTTATCCTAGAGATATTAATGTTTCTGATGATGCTTCCATACCAACCAAGATTAATTTCCAAGCACCCGTTTATCTGCCCGGAAATAAAGAACATGCTATTGTTATAATATCAAATTCCAATGAATATAATGTTTGGATTTCTCGATTAGGTGAAGTTGATATAACAACAGCAAGTGGTCCAGAATCCGCTCAAAGATTTGTATCCTCACAAACTTTATTAGGATCTTTATTTAAGTCTCAAAATGCTTCAACATGGACTCCTAGCCAATATGAAGATTTGAAGTTTAATCTTTATTCTGCAATATTTGAAGATAGAGGTTTTGTAACCTTCTTTAATCCAGAATTGAATCAAAATAACAAACAAATTGCGGTTTTACCAAAAGATTCAATTCAAATCAATTCCAGAAAAATCAGAGTTGGTCTCGGGACCACCTTAAGAGATTCGAATCTAATTATTGGAAATCAAATATCGCAATTTAATTCCAACGCAACAGGAACTTATGTTGGAGCAGCTGGATCTGCTACAGGAACTCTTCAAATTATTAATGCAGGTATTGGTTATACCCCATCCAGTGGTTCATTAACATACAATAATGTTTCTTTGGCATCAGTAACAGGTAATGGAAGAGATGCTAAAGCAAATATCACCATTCAAAATGGTGTTGCCGTTGCAGCAACAGTTTCTGTGGGAGGTACTGGTTATTCTATTGGTGATGTACTTACAGTTTCTTCTGTCGGTATTAACTCTCTTGGAAGAAATCTAAGACTTTCTCTTGTTGGTATTGCTGGAACAAATGAGTTAATATTGGATAATGTTCAAGGAGATTTTGTTGTTGGGACCGGAAATACTTTAAGATATTCTAGTTTTACTGGAGTAGGAATAACTGCAATTAATGGCGGCGGAGTGTTTATCACTTCTGCACCAATAGTAGAATCTGATGGTCTACACATCAAAGTGAATCATCGTAATCATGGTATGCATTCTTTGACAAATACCGTAGTTATTTCCAAGGTTTCATCTGATGTTGGTCCAGCAAAACTTGCACTAGAATATCTTTCAAATTCTACAGAATCAATCACAGTTTCTTCTGGATTTAGCACAACTTTCTCTACTTTTGAGAACGTTGGTGTTGGGACAACTAATCCAGGATATATTTTAATCGATAATGAAATAATTTCATACACTGGAGTTGTTGGAGACAATTTAACTGGTATTACTAGAGGTGTGGATTCTACTTTAGTAAATACACATTCTATTAATTCCTTTGTTTATAAGTATGAACTTGGTGGCGTTTCTTTAAGAAGAATTAACAAAACTCATCAACTTCAAGATGCTACAGTAAGCAATCCCATAGGATTAGATTACTATCATGTAAAAGTTGGTATGAACACCAATGGGGTTAATAGAACTGATGGAACAAGTATTCCAAAACTGTATTTAAATTCAACAAAATCAACGGGAGGATCGAATATCAATGCAACTCAAAATATTGCTTTTGAAGTTGCAAGACCAATTGTTCAAACCGTTGTTCATCCAGAAACACAATTAAATTCCGAAATTAGAACTACGAGTGGAACTAGTATATCTGGATCTGAAATTTCTTTTGAAAATGAAGAATTCGTTCCATTATCCTTAGATGAAGATAATTATTTCTCTACACCAAGAATAGTCGCATCTCGTGCAAATGAAACTGCCAATTTAACAAATAACTTCCAGAATAAATCTATGGAAGTTAGATTTAATTTAGCAACCACTGACTATAGATTGTCTCCAGTTATCGATCTCGATCGTGTGGGAATGATTTTAGTTTCTAATAGAGTTAATAATGCAATTACCGATTATGCCACAGATTCGAGAGTTTCTACCATAAAAGATGACCCATCTGCTTTCATCTATGCTACAAAGAATATTCAATTAGAAATTCCAGCAACTTCCATAAGAGTGATTGTATCTGCTTATATTAACCCATATGCAGATCTTAGAGCATTTTACTCTATTACAACCAACCCAAGTGAAGATCCAATTTACTACCCATTCCCCGGATATTCAAATAGAATAGAATCTGGTCAAGTAATTGATCCTGCAAATAATGATGGAACATCAGACTCTTTTGTTCCCAAAAATAATACTCTTGGATTTGATAGTAATGAAATTGCATTTAAAGATTACGAATTTACTGTCGATAATCTAGAATCATTTAGATATTTTAGTATTAAACTTGTAGGTACTTCTACAAACCAATCATACCCACCTAGATTGAGAGATTTGAGAGTTATTGCTGTTGCTTGATATGAAAAGAGTGAAGGTAAAGGATGAAATTAATTTATTTCGCGATACATCTACAAATGCAATAATTAATACTGACATGCAAGCATACCACAATTATATTAATTCTAGAAAAATCAAAGAACAGGAGTCTAAAAGAATTGAAAATATAGAGAATGAACTTATCGACGTTAAAAGTGATTTGAATGAAATTAAAAACTTATTGAGGAAATTAGCAAATGAATCCTGACAAAATTTCTTTAGAAAATATGACCAAATTATTTGAATATGAAAAACTTTCTAGAGATATAGATAGTATAGATGATATTGAAACTTTGAGAAATTTGGCAAAATCTTATATTAAATTATACTTAAAACAACAAGAAGTAGTTGCGGATTTTAAACTCTAATGGCACAACCATCTACTAGACAAGAACTAATTGATTATTGTAAAAGAAAATTGGGCGCTCCAGTTTTAGAAATTAATGTTGCAGATGAACAAATTGAAGATCTGGTAGATGATGCTGTGCAGTTTTTTCAAGAAAGACACTTTGATGGTGTATATCCAACTTTTTACAAATATAAAGTAACCCAATCAGATATTGATAGGGGAAGAGCAGGAACTGCAAGTAATTCAGTTAGTTCTGTCGGTATTGCAAGTACTTCTGCAACTGCAAATATAGTAGGAACTGCAACTACGTTTAATTTTTACGAAAATAGCAATTATTTACAAATGCCACCCAATATTATTGGGGTAAACAAAATTTTTATTTTTGATGGAGCAAATACTATAACTCATAACATGTTTAGTGTAAAGTATCAACTGTTCCTCAATGATATTTACTACTGGGGAACAACTGAACTTTTAAGTTATGCAATGGTTAAAACATACTTAGAAGATCTTGATTTTCTTCTGAACACACAAAAACAAATAAGATTTAACAAAAGACAAGATAGATTATATTTGGATATTGATTGGAGTTCCGTAAGAGCGGATCAATTTTTTATTATTGATTGTTATTCAACTCTCGATCCAAATGATTATTCAAGAGTTTGGAACGATTCTTTTATAAAACCATATTTAACCTCCTTAATTAAGAAGCAATGGGGACAAAATATGATGAAATTCACAGGAGTTAAACTTCCCGGTGGTGTTGAATTAAATGGGAGACAAATGTATGACGATGCGCAAAAAGAGATTGATATTCTAATGGAAAAAATGTCCAACACTTATGAACTTCCACCTCTAGATATGATAGGTTAATCATATGCTTAATCCATTTTTTCTTCAAGGTTCTAAAGCAGAGCAAGGTCTCATTCAAGACCTGATTAATGAACAATTGAGGATGTATGGTGTTGAAGTTCATTATCTTCCCAGACAACTTGTTACAGAAAAAACAATTATAAGGGAAGTTATAGAATCCAAGTTCAATAGCGCATATCCAATAGAAGCGTATGTTGACACTTATGACGGGTACAGTGATAATCCCACTATTTTATCAAAGTTTGGAATCCAAGCACTTAATGAAATAACTCTTACTGTTTCTAGGGAAAGATTCAAAAATTACATCTCTCCTTTAATTCAGAGTCAACCAAATATAAAAGTATCATCAAGACCAAAAGAGGGGGACTTAATCTATTTTCCTTTAGGTCAACGATTGTTTGAAGTCAAATACGTTGAACATGAAAAACCATTTTATCAACTTCAAGGACTATACACTTATCAGTTAAGATGCGAACTCTTCAGATATGAAGATGAACTAATAGATACTGACATTGATGAAATTGATGGTCTTATTGGGGGAAATGATTCAACAGATTCCGATAAGGTTCCTGTCGGAAATCTAGTAAGTCTTACTATGGTTGGAGTTGGCATTACTGCGACTGCAACGGCAACTATAGTAAATGGTGGAGTAAGATATATTACAGTGACAAATCGTGGCGGTGGATATACTAGTACCCCATCTGTAGGAATTTCTTCTTCACCATCTGGAGGAAAAACTGCAACTGCTATTGCTAAAATGATTGGTGGAATAGTTGCATGTAATACTAATATAAATCCAAACGCACAATCAGTCCAAAGTGTTGAAATAACTAACGCGGGGTATGGATATACTGTATCGCCTGCAGTTAGGTTTATTGGTGGAGGCGGCAGCGGTGCGACTGGAATATCATCAATTGGTAACGGTATAGTTGGTGTTATCACAGTTACTAATTCTGGTGCAGGATATGCAATTCCACCGACAATAACCTTTACGGGAGCATCCACAGTTTCGGCAGCAGCGACTGCAGTTGTTTCTACTGCTGGTAATATTACCTCTATTAGAATTACAAACGCTGGACTTGGATATACAGTTGTCCCATCAATTACTATTGCAAATCCATTACTAACATCAATTGGAAATTTTGTTTTCAATGAACTTGTAACAGGGTCTCAAAGTGGAGTTACTGCAAGAGTTAAATCTTGGAACTCTACCACAAATATTCTTGAAGTATCAAATATTACAGGACAATTTAAACTTGGAGAAACTATTGTAGGATCCGCCTCAAGTGCTACTCATCAATTAAGATCTATTAATGCTTTCCCAGTTAGGGATGGATATATCGATAATGATAAAATTGAAGAGGAAGCAGATGATATTATTGATTTCAGTGAGACTAATCCTTTTGGAATGCCGTAACTTACATAAATATTTGTTATTAGTTTGATTAAACAGTAGTACTATAAGTTAGAAGTATGTTTGAGTATTTTTATCACGAAATTTTAAGAAGAAGCGTAATTGCATTTGGATCATTGTTTAACGATATAAGTATTAAACATACAAATAATTCTAATCAAACTGTTAGTGTTATTAAGGTTCCTCTTGCTTATGGACCAACACAAAAATTTCTTGCCCGTCTAAATCAATCACCGAACTTAAATAAACCAGTTCAAATTACATTACCAAGAATGTCTTTTGAATTTACCGGATTGACCTATGATGCTTCAAGAAAATCAACAACAACACAGTACTTTACTTCAAAGTCTGTAGCAGATGGGAAAGAAATAAAAAAAGCATATCTTCCAGTTCCATATAATATGCAATTCGAATTGAGTATTATGTCAAAATTAAATGACGATGCTCTTCAAATTGTGGAACAAATTCTACCATATTTTCAACCAGCATATACATTGTCTGTAGATTTAATAGAGACAATTAATGAAAAAAGAGACATACCTGTAGTTTTAGAAAACATAACTATGCAGGATGATTATGAGGGAGATCTTACTACTAGAAGAGTCTTAATTTATACTTTGAGATTTACTGCAAAGACTTATCTATTTGGTCCCGTTTCCTCTGCAACAAAGGATATCATCAAAAAGGCATCTATTGGATACATTGCTGGAGATACTACAACTTCACCAACAAGAGAAGTTGTATATTCTGCAGAACCGAGAGCTATCAAAAATTACACTGGAACAGTTATTACAAACTTATCAGAAGATATTTCAAACGATGATACTACAATTCAAGTAAATAATGCATCTTCAATATCTATAGATTCTTATATAGATATTGAAGGTGAACAAATTTATGTTAAGTCAAAATCAGGTAACACTTTAGTTGTTGATAGGGGAAGAGACAACACAACAGTTACTCAACATCTAGCTGGTTCTGAAATTAAATCAATCACTGCAGCAGATAATTTACTCGTTGAAGAGGGTGATGACTTTGGATTTAATGGTTCAGTATCTTGATAGAATATGAAAATGACAAAAAAGTTTGACAAATTAAATGAGACTTTCAACGTAGATGGGGAAATAGTTCCCATCAAATCAGAAACTGTGATTGAAAAAATAGAAAAAATATCATCGACAGTTGATGATGTAAAAAAAGATTATGACTATACAAGAGGAAATTTATATTCTCTTATTGAAAAGGGTCAAGAAGCAATCAATGGAATTCTTGAGTTAGCTCAAGAAAGTGAGATGCCTCGTGCTTATGAAGTGGCAGGACAATTGATTAAGAACGTTGCTGATGCAACTGACAAGTTAATGGATTTGCAGAAAAAACTTAAAGACATTGAAGAAGAAAAACAAAAAGGACCAACGACTGTCAATAATGCCTTATTTGTCGGATCTACTGCAGAATTGGCAAAACTCTTAAAACAACAAACGGAAAATGAAAACGTTTAAACAGTTTCAAGAAGACTGGACTAATAAATATAAAAAGAGTATTGATTGCTCAAACCCAAAAGGATTTTCTCAACGCGCTCATTGTGCAGCAAGAAAAAAAAAGAGCAAAAGGTGAAGAAACTAAATCTAATCCAGTGGAATGAACGAACAACTGAAACCATTTAGAACAGTTGAAGAAATTGCAAAGAAGCATCGTCTTGATGTTTCTTTCATTGAGAGGCAACTTAAAATGGGCGAAAAAATTGAGCATGAACATACCAAAAATCATACTCTTGCTAGAGATATTGCCCTTCAACATCTTGATGAGATTCCAGATTATTATACTCGTTTGAAAAAAATGGAGGCAGATGCTAAAAAGCATCATAAAAAGTTTAAAGATGTGAAAGAAGAGGGACTTCAAGACTGGTATAGAAGTAAATCAAAAGAAGGTAAGCGTGGTTGGGTTAATGTTGTAACTGGTGGTACATGTGCAAGTGACGAACCCGGAGAAGGAGTTCCAAAATGTGTTTCGTCTGAAAAAAGAAAACGCATGACTCCTGCAGAAAGACGTTCAGCAGCAAGAAGAAAAAAAGCAGCAGATCCCGGACAACAAGAAAAGACAGGTGCTGCAAAACCAACATATGTTCCTACAGATTCACCTAAAAAGAAAATGAAAGAAGAAATGGACTTACAAGAAGTAAAAGACAAACCAGGTAAAGGTAGTGGAACAAAAGATGCCTGTTATCATAAAGTAAAGTCTCGTTATAGTGTTTGGCCAAGTGCATATGCTTCCGGAGCACTAGTCAAGTGTCGTAAGGTTGGTGCTGACAACTGGGGAACTAAATCAGAAAGCACAGATTCTTTAAATTATGAGTGGGATGGTCCAATTAGGGAAAATCCAGGAAGATATTGTCCCAAATGCGAAAAAGTTGAGTCTAGGGATGAGTGTAAATATGGTCAAAAATATTGGGATATGTTTTCATTACCTTCAGAAGTGGTTTCTGGAAAAAAAGACTATAATGTAACTATGCCAACTATACCCGAATCAAAAGATGAAGAATATTCAATGGTTCGCGGAGAACTTAAAACTATCGAAAATGCCGTAAAGAGATTGCGAGCAAAAGTTAAAAAAGGTGAAGGTAATTTAGAAGCTTGGGTTCAATCAAAAATTACTAAAGCAGCAGATTATATTGATACTGCTGCAGATTATGTTGCAAGTGGTGAAATGGAGGAACAAAAATTAGTAGATAAGATTATGGACGAAATGAAGTGTTGGCCTGGATATAAGAAAAAAGGAACTCAAAAACTTTTTGGTAAAAAATATAATCGTTGCGTAAAAGCAGAAGATGTAACTATTGAAGACGCTGATGGAAATACTTTTGCAGAAGTAGTTGATTTAATTATACCAGATCCAATCAAAGGATTCAAGTCTCAAGTAGATGAAGCAACAAGACTTCAGGCACAGACTGGTAATGTACTTGTAGTTACTTTAATGTGGAGAGGAAAATATTATTCGCTTAAGATGTTTTTCCCACAAATTAAAGTACCTTCTCGTCAAGAAATTAATGATGAACTCCAAAAAGTTTATCCAGGTTCAAAAGTAGTTTATCATTCAGTGTCTGAATTTACCTCTGGTGAACCAATTATTCAAGCTTGTGGTCCCCAAGGGGGAAGTTCGGCAAAACCAGGACCAAGTAGAGCATATATAAAACCATATGGTGAGCAAGTTGAATTTAATGAAGAAGGACCATCCCTGTCTGTAGGTAGAGGAGAAAAACTTCCTGTAAGTAAAGGTGGAGGTCTTACTGAAAAAGGAAGGAAAAAATATAATCGTGCTACGGGATCAAATTTGCAAGCACCAGTAACTGGAGATGTAGAACCAGGAAGTAAAGCAGCAAAACGTCGTAAAGCATTTTGCTCTCGCAGTAGAAGTTGGAAAGGAGAAAGAGGATTAGCGGCGAGGAGACGTTGGAAGTGTTAATTTATTCTTATATTTAAAAAAATAGAGGTTGATTTATTATGTCAAATGATGTTTATCTTGGCAATCCGCTTTTAAAAAAAGCGAATACCCCTATCGAATTTACTCAAGAACAAATTGAGGAGTTTATTCTTTGTAAGAAAGATCCAGTTTACTTTGCGAATAATTATGTAAAAATTGTAACACTGGATCATGGTCTTCAAACATTCAAACCATATCATTTCCAAGAAAAGTTAATTAATAATTTCCACAATCACAGATTTAATATCTGTAAGATGCCGCGTCAGACCGGTAAGTCTACTACTGTGGTATCTTTTTTGCTTCATTATGCAGTATTTAATGATAACGTAAATATTGGTATTCTCGCAAACAAAGCAGCAACTGCAAGAGAACTACTAGACCGATTACAAACTGCTTATGAGAATTTACCGAAGTGGATGCAGCAAGGTATCATTTCTTGGAACAAAGGTTCACTAGAACTTGAAAATGGTTCTAAGATTTTAGCAGCGTCCACCTCCGCATCTGCTGTTCGAGGAATGTCTTTCAACATTCTATTCTTGGACGAATTTGCGTTTGTTCCGAATCATATTGCAGACTCTTTCTTTGCATCCGTTTACCCCACAATCACTTCAGGTAAACAAACTAAAGTTATCATAGTTTCCACTCCACATGGTATGAATCATTTCTACCGAATGTGGCATGATGCAGAAAAAGGTAAAAATGAATATGTATTTACAGATGTTCATTGGTCTGAAGTTCCTGGAAGAGATGAGGAATGGAAGAAACAAACCATCGCAAACACATCCGAACAACAATTTAAAGTTGAGTTTGAATGTGAGTTTTTGGGATCTGTTGATACTCTCATTGCACCTAGTAAACTCAGGGCCCTCGTATATGACCACCCAAGGACCAGGAGCGGTGGTTTAGATGTTCATGAGGATTCTATAGACAATCATGACTACTTGATTACTGTAGACGTTGCTAGGGGGGTTGGAAATGATTATTCAGCATTCACTGTAGTTGACATTACAACGTTTCCACATCAAGTAGTTGCAAAGTATAGAAACAATGAAATTAAACCAATGTTATTTCCAAGTATTGTTGTTGATGTAGCAAAAAATTATAATAACGCATACATCTTATGTGAAGTAAATGATGTTGGCGATCAAGTAGCATCAATTATTCATTATGATTTGGAATACAATAATCTTTTAATGTGTTCAATGAGAGGTAGAGCTGGACAAATTGTTGGACAAGGGTTTTCTGGGAAAAAAACTCAGTTAGGTGTAAAAATGTCCAAAACTGTCAAAAAGGTTGGATGTCTTAACTTGAAAACAATGATTGAAGAGAATAAACTTATTTTTAAGGATTATGAAATAATGAGTGAGTTGACGACCTTCATTCAAAAACATAATTCATTTGAAGCCGAAGAAGGTTGTAACGACGACTTGGCAATGTGCCTTGTAATTTACGCTTGGTTAGTTGCCCAAGATTATTTCAAAGAACTTACCGACCAAGACGTTAGAAAGCGTTTATATGAAGAACAAAAAAATCAGATAGAACAAGATATGGCACCATTTGGGTTTGTTGCCGATGGTCTAGATGAAAGTAGTTTTGTTGATAATGATGGGGATAGGTGGTTTCTTGATGAATATGGAGATCGTGCATATATGTGGGAATATCTATCATAATGGATATTGATAAGCAGATAAGATTAGGACACTTATTACTAACAGACAGAAAGTGCAGAACTTGCGGTGAAATGAAAAATTTAGTTGGTGAGTTTTATAGAACACGTAAAGACAGAGGACCCGTAGCATCTTCTTATTCCTATGAGTGCAAAGAGTGTACAATTAAAAGAATAGTTAATTTAAGAAAATCTAATCCACGCCATTCGGAAGCAGAATATCCTGATTGGTAGATATTCACGTCGTGTTTCCTTCCACGTAAAGTAACTTTTTAATAAATAATTTTTAGTTAAACTGAGATTTACGGAGAAAAACATGGCGACTCCTCAATTATCTCCAGGCGTACTCGTCAGAGAAGTTGATTTAACTGTAGGGAGAGCTGATAATGTACTAGATAACATTGGAGCAATTGCGGGTCCTTTTGCAGTTGGTCCTGTTGATGAAGCAATTGATATCACTACAGAAAAAGATTTACTTAACATCTTTGGAAAACCACTTTCCACAGATTCCCAATATGAATATTGGATGAGCGCATCTTCATTCCTTTCATATGGCGGTGTTCTTAAAGTTGCTAGAGTTAATGGCGACAATTTAGTTAACGCTAATGCAATTAGAAATGCTGCTGGAGTTTCAACAGCAGGAGAACCTTTACTAAAAATCAAGAATTTTGACGATTACGAAGCAAATTATTCTGACGATATTGCAAACTATATCTTTGCTGCTAAGAATCCAGGTTCATGGGCAAACAATCTGAAAGTTTGTGTAATTGATGATAAAGCAGACCAAATTCTTACCGTGGGTTCTGGATTTACTTCAGCGGCATCTGTCGGTATGGGTGTTACAACAACACTCACAAATGTTCCATCTGCAGGTGTTGGAACAACTTCAGTATTTAATGGATATCTGAAGGGAATTATTACCGGTATTGGTGTTAGTACAGTTGATGTTAAAATCAACTCTATTGTATCCACTGCAGGTGTTGAGACTGAAGTTACATATGCACAAAAGTCACAACTAAGATCATTTAAACCATCTACTGGTGGTGGTAATTTAACTGTTAGTTTAATTACAAGTGCAGGAGTTGCAACAACTTCAGCAACTATCAATACTGGAACAAATCCAATTCAGGATTGGTACGACCAACAAACACTACAACTATCAAATACTGCAATTTACTGGAATTCTATTGCTCCAAAACCATTAACTTCACAGTATGCGGTGAACAGAAATGGTAAGAGTGATGAAATTCACATTGTAATTGTTGATGATTTAGGAACAGTTACCGGTATTCAAGGAAATCTTCTCGAAAAGCACTTAAATCTATCTAAAGCAACTGATGCAGTTTCTGCAGTAAATTCTCCACAAAAAATTTGGTGGAAAGATTATCTCGCAGTTTATTCAAATTATGTTTATGTAGGTGACAATCCTTCAGATGAATTAAATGCAAACGAACCCGTAGTTGCTACTGGATTCTCAACCGCCTTCACTGAATTTACAAATGCACAAGGTCTTTGGAACAGAGATGCTCAAGATAAGACATACAGTGCTCTTGGAAATGTAACTTATACACTAAGTGGAGGAAAAGATTATTCCAATAGTGGCGGAATGGCAGCAACTTTGGGCGATCTTTTCTCTGCATATAACCTATTCTCGAATAAGGATGAGATTGAAGTTGATTATTTAATCATGGGTCCTGGTCTATCAAATAAATTCGAATCTCAGGCAAAAGCAAACCACCTAATTTCTATTGCAAATAATAGAAAGGATTGTATTGCAGCAATTTCACCACATCGCACCGATGTTGTTGATATCACTAATCCTGACACTCAAACTGATAATGTTCTAGAGTTCTTCTCACCACTTTCTTCTTCATCTTATGCAGTATTTGATTCTGGTTATAAGTACACTTATGACAGATTCAACAATAAGTTCCGCTACATTCCTTGCAACCCAGACGTTGCTGGATTGATGGTTAGAACTAGTATTCTTGCATATCCATGGTTCTCGCCTGCAGGTCAGCAAAGAGGCATTCTGAATAATGCCATCAAACTTGCATATAATCCAAATAAGGCACAAAGAGATCAACTATATCCATTGAGAATTAATTCTATCGTAAATCAACCTGGAATTGGCATTCTTCTCTTTGGCGATAAGACTGCTCTCGGATATGCTTCTGCATTTGACAGAATTAATGTTCGCCGCCTCTTCCTCACGGTTGAGCAAGCACTTCAAAGATCTGCTCAGGCACAACTCTTTGAACTGAATGATGAAATCACCAGAGCAAACTTTAGAAACATTGTTGAACCCTACCTCCGCGATGTTCAAGCAAAGCGCGGTCTCTATGGATTCCTGGTAGTCTGCGATTCATCAAATAACACTCCAGATGTTATTGATAATAATGAATTTAGAGCTGATATTTATCTGAAGCCTGCCAAGTCAATTAACTATGTAACTCTTACTTTTGTTGCTACCAGAACAGGGGTAAGTTTTGAAGAAGTTGCTGGTACTGTTTGATTTAATAAACAACTACAAGGAGGAACCAAAAAATGGCTGAATCAACTATCCAAAAGTTTAAATCCACTCTTATTGGTGGCGGCGCTCGTCCTAATTTATTTGAAGTAAGAATTCCTGGTGCCATTCCCGGAGGGGGAACTCTTGGTGATGACTTTTCTATTTTATGTAAGGCAGCACAGCTCCCAGCTTCAAATATTGGAATGATTGATATTCCTTTTAGAGGAAGAAATTTTAAAGTGGCGGGTGATAGAACTTTCGACGATTGGACTATTACAGTAATTAATGATGAGAATTTCTCAATCAGAAGAGTTATGGAAGATTGGATGCAATCCATCGGACAATATGGAGATTCCAGTGGTCTTACAACTCCAGGAGACTACATGGTTGATGCCTATGTAAAGCAACTAACTAGATCCCCATCCAATATTAGAGCAACTGGAGAAGGTGCAGGGGAAGGTCAAGGTTTGTCGCTGACAAGCAAAAACAAGCCTACAGAAACAATTTATAAGTTCCATAGTATTTTCCCAACTTCTCTTTCTGCTATTGATTTGTCATACGAATCAACTGATACAATTGAAGAATTCACCGTTACTTTCCAGGTTCAATACTGGACTCCAGCGGCAAAGGGTGAAGTCGGCGAATAATAAATAGTGTATATTTACACTTAAAAAAAAATAAATTATGGCGAGACTGTTTGGTTTTTCGATTGAAGATAATGAATCATTATCTCCTGGTGTGGTTTCCCCCGTTCCCCCTAACAAGGAGGACGGGGTTGACCATTATTTGAGTAGTGGTTTTTTTGGTTCATATGTAGATATTGAAGGTGTATATCGTACAGAATTCGACCTAATTAAAAGATATCGTGAAATGGCTCTTCACCCTGAGTGTGATAGTGCTATCGAAGATATTGTAAATGAGGCAATTGTATCAGATACGAACGACAGTCCAATTCAGATTGATTTAGATAACCTTAATGCTAGTGATGGTATTAAGAAAAAAATCAGACAAGAATTCAAGCACATTTTAGAACTTTTAGATTTTGATAAAAAATCTCACGAAATATACAGAAACTGGTATATAGATGGTAGATTATATTACCATAAAGTTATTGATCTAAAAAACCCAGAGGCAGGTATTCAAGAACTGAGATACATAGATGCAATGAAGATGCGCTATGTTCGTCAAGCAAAAAAGAAAGAATCCGATAAATATAGAGTTTCAAATAGAAATATTGACAATCCTATGGATTATGACTTTCCAGAGATTGAAGAATATTTCATTTATGAACCAAAAATGACTTATCCAACAGGAACTCCTGCTCCAGGAAATTTGGGTGGGTCAAATTCCGGCGTCAGAATGACAAAAGATTCTGTCACTTATTGCACTTCAGGACTTGTTGATAGAAATAAGGGGTCAACTCTTTCATATCTCCATAAAGCGATTAAATCACTCAACCAGTTGAGAATGATTGAAGACTCTCTGGTTATCTATCGTTTGTCGCGAGCACCAGAAAGAAGAATTTTCTACATTGATGTTGGTAATCTTCCTAAAGTAAAAGCAGAGCAATATCTCAGAGATGTGATGATGAGATATCGCAATAAGCAAGTTTATGATGCAAGCACTGGAGAAATTAGAGATGATAAAAAATTCATGGCAATGCTTGAGGACTTCTGGCTTCCTCGCCGTGAAGGTGGAAGAGGAACAGAAATTTCTACACTTCCAGGTGGGCAAAATCTAGGAGAAATTACTGATATTGAATATTTTAAAAAGAAACTTTATCGTTCACTAAATGTTCCCCCATCAAGAATGGACGGAGAAGGTGGATTCAACCTCGGTCGTTCATCGGAAATTTTGAGAGATGAAGTCAAGTTCAGTAAGTTTGTTGCTCGTTTAAGAAAGAGATTTTCTTATATGTTTAGTGATATGTTGAGAACTCAATTGATTCTCAAAAACATCATTACTCCAGAAGACTGGAATAGGATGGATGAGCATATTCAATATGACTTTCTATATGATAATCACTTTGCAGAACTTAAGGATGCTGAGTTACTTAATGAAAGATTGAGTATGGTTCAAATTGCAGAACCTTACGTTGGAAAGTATTTTTCTCAAGATTATGTAAGAAGAAAGGTTCTAAGACAGACTGATGTTGAAATTTTAGAGCAAGATAATCTTATTAAGAAAGAAATTGAGGAGGGAATAATTCCCGACCCCAATCAACCAGTCGATCCACAAACAGGATTGCCACTTGATCAAACTGCTCAAATGGATCTTGGGCAACCAGTGATGGAACCGGATTTAAGATCTCAAGAAAAAGCAACTGAAGTGAATGCAAAAGCAGTAGAAATGCCCAAGGGTGGCGAAATATAAATAGAATCGATTACTGATTGGAATTTTAACAATGGACGATTTACTGGATATGATTGCTACTGACGAATCACCTTCACAAATTAGTGATAAAATTAAAGACCTTTTATTTGCAAAAGCAGCAGAAAAAGTCGATGATTTTCGCCCTGCAGTAGCAAACACAATGTTTAATAGCGAAACCGCAGAAGAAGAATGAAATCCTTTAGACAGTTCATCTCAGAATCTGTAAATATTTCTGGAGATTTTAACGGAAATCTTTACATCAATTCTTCTCAACCAGAGCAACAATCGGTTGGTGAAGGATATGTTGCGGATGTTCTGTGGAATGGAAGTCTTTATCGGATGGAATTAACCACTCAAAATGGTATTCCATCAAAACAATCTTTAGGTGAAGAATTGCAAGCAGAATATCCAGGAGCAATTGTTCATCAGATTTATCCGATTGTAGAAAAGAACTGCAACATCAAAAAAACAAGCAGATACCACCCATCAAAATTAGAATGGATTGATTGATAAATGGCTCAGTGGAATATAACTACTCAAGATTATTTAAATCAAGAAAGATCATTATTTGAAGTTAATGGTGTTGCAACCAGAGATGGT